TATTACTACGCCTGGATTCCCAACATTGTCACAGTCGTGGCAACCACAATTACATTTGTCTTTGGATGGTGGGGTGGATAGTGCTTCGCGAATGAGTTTCTCTAGTCTGTTCATGGTTTATCCAAATATTTTTCCGAAATCTAGATATATTGCGCTTTGTTTTGCTGCGAAATTGTCTAGTAGGTTTTCGTTTGATTCGATTTTTTCAAAGTCTATATAGAAGAATTTAATACTGCCGTTTTTCAACACGTTTGCTAGGTAATTTTCATTACCTGGTTTTCTGCTTAGTTTGGATTCTACCATTTTAGCAGCCATAGCCGTAGCGCCTTCTCTAGCTTCGGTTGGATTGTTTAATGTATTATTTAATGCGTCTATGTTTTCTTTGATAGTAGCGAATACATTGTATTGTGATGCAAGTCTGTCTAAATCAGGTATACGTTCAAGTTCAAGTACTTGTTCGAATGCTGGTATTAGGTCGGTACCTTTAAAGTTGGTTGGGTTAACAGCAGGGCCTTTTTCCCTACTACCCAATGCTTCACTCAATGATTTAATACCAAATATGATGCTTAGTAATTGTAAATTGTCTTTATCGGTGCCAAAACGTCCCAAACCAATTTTACCAGTGTGGGATTTATATGCTTTAACCTCAACGCCTTTACCATTAATAAATAAATCTGGGTCATCACCTGCTCTACCTACTTTAACGTCGCTTCCTGAATATTTGTATAGCCAGTATAGTGCTACTTCGCCATTACCTACACCCTTTGTTTCGCCTTCTTCTTCACCTACTTTAGGTGGTGCTGTATTGTATAGTTTGTTGAATTCGTTCATGTCTCCAGGGCTTACCTGTTCCATGAATGTGCCGCCTTTTAATGAATATGTGCCTTTGGGTTGAGGGATAGATTCTCCTTCTTTGACACCCAATGTATCTCGAATTAATTTATCGTATTTGGCGTCTTCACCAGTAGATGTAGGTGTTTCTTCAGTTAAATTAGATATAATTTCGTTCAATAACGTAACATCCTGTGGGTTGTTCATGTCTGGGTAGCCCTTAGGGAATTTATATGATATGCGGTGTAAAAATGTTTCAATAACGTCCATTACGCTTCAGGTGTTTCTGGTTCGGTTGGTGTTTCTTCTTTTGCTGGTTTTTCGTCAGGGAAATTATCGAATCCATCATTGGATTCACTTGCTTCCTCTTTAGTACCATATCTTAATATGCGAGCAATAGATTCAGCTGCGCGTTCCTCTTCTGGCAGGTTTGCTAAATAGTAGCGTTTGCCTTCGATTTGTGCTATCCAGCTGCGTGTACCGTAGATGAGGTAAAATTCTTGATTGTTCTTTAAATTAATACGAAATGTAGTTGGACGTGGGGCAACCCAGTCAATTGATGACAAGAAATTGTCGTATTCGTTAGTCAATAAATCAACCAAAACCGCTTTAAGTTCGGGGAATTTGGTTAATTCATCGTATTCGACAACATCAGGTAGTACATCTTGCTGTTTTGCTTTGTATACCTGTTTTGCTAATTCGCGAATGCGTGCTTTTAGTTCGTCTTTAGTCATTACATTCGATTTTTAATGAGGTTGAATATACGCTCAGTTAATTCAATGTCCACGTGTTTTTTTGTTGATTGTTCACCACCCAAATAGTTGTGTACTGAATTAATATAGTCTTGTGCTTTGGTTAGTTTGGCTTGTACCCATGCATCTAATTGTTCACCGTCTACAATCATGGATTCAAGACGTTGTGCGTCTTTAATTAGATTGTGTAGTTGGGATTTTGCCATGTCGCTTTCGTCGTCTGGTTGTTTCCAGTCGTCTTCAGTTACAGATTCACGTTCGTTGATATATGTGGTTGAGTCTATTTCGTCCATTGGTGTGGATAATGCTGCTCGCACCATTTCACGGAGTTTATCTGTTTGTTGCATGGTTTGTTTTTCGTTAATTTGTTTGGCTTTTGCTATGGCGTGACCATAAGCCACTTTTTCAGCATCAGCACCATATCGTTTAAATAATGAGTCGCGTTTATCCGCAATCATGGATTTAAATATAGCTACTGCTTTTTTGGATACTTCGGGTGATAGGCCCTCGGTTAATGACTCAAATACAGAACCAAACCTGAATTCATAAGCATCAATTAATTGGTTTAATTTTCGAATCATCAATTGTTCTTCCTCTACACTGGTATATGATTGGACTCCATCTATGAATAATGGTTCTATAGTAGATAATATCCAAGCATCTTTAGGATGATTTTGGTTTATATAATTTACAATTAACTCCAAACGCCTACCGGCTTTAACTAATTTACTCATGTTTAGTTATGTTTAGATTGTTCTTGTTTGAATAAATCATCATCTTTTAATATAGCTATCATTCTATCACACTCATCTAAAAACGTTTGTACTTTTGGATGAATATCGCCTGATGTTGATTCAGATATATTTTTAGTTGAAAGGATTTCAGTTATTTTATATTCAATATTTCCCATGTTTTCATTTGTTTCAGCAGCATATAGTGCACGTAAATGTGCTTTGGCTAAGTCCACAGAATCAGATACCCCAACGGATTTTAACTTTCCGTTGGGTAACTTTTTGTATACAGTTGTTCCGATTCGTTTGTATGGCATTTTAGTTTGCTTTGTCTTCTGCAGTAGATGTACGTTTGAAGTCAGCAGTTAATTTTTTGATGTCGTTTGCTGCGCTACGTGCTCTGTTGCGAGATACTTTTGTTGTTTTTGTGTGTTCTGTGTTTAAAACTTCTACAGCCGCGTTTATTGCGTCTAGGATTTCTGTTGTGTTCATAGATTTTATTGTTTGTTTTGTTTATATATTACTGAGCCATTGATTGGTCAATAGCGAATTTAAGTGTGTTTAGTATTTGTGTAGTTAATTTTTGGTTACCTATTTCTTTAGCTGTGTCTAATGACATCATCAAATGGTTGATTAATTCTTTAGCATCACCAGTAGCACCAGATGCAGCAGCAGTTAATTCGTCTTCAGGAGCGTCCATTTCTGCGTCCATTTCCATGTCTGGATCCAATTCAGCGTCGTCTGCAGGTAGATCTTCGTCGTCTTTTTTCGCTTCGTACAACTCGTCTTCGTCTTCAACATCCATGTCGAAAATATATTCATCGTCCATTTCAGGATTAATACCATATTCTTGTTTGCGAGATTCTAAATCGTAATCTTCACCACCACCCAATTCGTTTAATACCATTTCGCGAATTTTAGCGCGTAAATTGTTTTCAGTGATTGTAGTTGTAGTTTCGGTTGTTTCCGTAGTTTCAGTTGTTGTGTTTTCTATGTTTTCGTTTAGTTTGCGGAAAACAGGGTTCATGTTTTCAATGGATTTACTTTCCACCAAAAATTTACGTAAGTCAAAATTATCGTTCATTGTATATGTTTTAGTATAAATATGTACAGAAATGTACTATTTGCGGTTTTGTTTAAGTATTGCTAATGTTTGAGTAACTTGTTCACGCAATGCTTGTGCATCAAATGACACCTCGTTTTCGTTTACATTTTCCAAATCCATTAGTATCGAATCTAAACGACCATATATTTTTTCAGGTAGTGTTAGTTCAAGTGGTGATTCCATTAGGTATTGCGCCTTGAACCATTTGTGTGCGTCAAATTTACTCATTAGTATTTGGTTTACGTTTTAAACTATTTAAATATTCGATTGATTCTTGCATGGATTGAGCAACACGGTCCTTGTCTATACCGCCTACCCATTTCTGGATGTCACCGGCTTCGGTAACATATCCTTCATTGCTTTCGGATAGTGCATCTTGCATATATGCTTTGTAGTCGCTAATATATCCGTCGATTTCTTGATTGTATGCTTCGGTTACGTAGTCGTCCCACTTGCCTTCCAGTTTGAGTTTGGTTTCAAATTCAGTACGGCAGTCTAAACACGTACCATATGACTTATAGTAGTTTGGGTCTAGTTGTTTGTCCATTACTTGTTTGCACGATGGGCAAAATAACGGAACAGCTACTTTTTTGAATTTGTCTAGTTTGGTAATGTTCTCACGTATACCGTCGCGAATGGTCCATTTTTTCCCGTCCTCTGTCCACACGTCACCTTCAACGTGGTCTTCTTCCGATTTAGTATAACCTACACCGTGTGTGGTACGCTCACCACTTTTACCTTTTACTAGGTTACGGATACGCTGCACGTCACGTTCAGCGAATTGCTTTTTTAGTACTGACATTATAGTCCGAGTTGTTTAAGTTGTTGTATTGTGTCTTGGGCGCTAACATGTAGAATGCCTATACCACCACGAGCATTCCAATCGTCTATTGTGGCCGCCCTATCGTCGATAAGTATACGGTTTTTGCGTGAATAGTCAGCTTTGGTGGAAGCTGATTTGAAGTACAATTTACGTACGTTGTCCAAATGTTTAGTGACCCATAGCGATTTGCCTTCTTTTGATTCTGGGTTAAATGTAGGTGCGGTTAGGATATATGGGTTGTATTTTTTGATATAACTCCACAGTTGTTTTCCGTCAGGCATCCATTCGAGTTCAGACCAGTATTTAAATTCGGATGTGTTTTGGGATTTGATGGATTTATTGAATGTACTCCAAAATTCCTTCTTAACTTGCACATCTGCGTGATGTGTATTTTTACCAGTTAATTGGTAATATCCTTTGTCGAAGTCAACTAACACACCATCCAAATCGCAGAATATGATGTATTTTGGATGTTCTTCTTCTTTAATTATTTTATATAAATCTAGTAATGTTTTCATAACGGTGAATATACGTACCCAGATTTAGTTAGGCACGTTTTTGTTTGTAATTGAATCGGTCCATTTTCGGAATGTAATGTTGCCGCGTTCATATGCTTCGCGTTCGATTTCTTCCAATTTGCCGTCCTCGTTTGTGTTAGTGGTGGATATTTGGGGTAAACGGTCCTCCAAGTTTTGAATGTGATGTACCATCTCGTGTGCATAAGAGCGCATCACGTCTTTTGGATGTCTATCCAGTGTGTATAAAGTGACAGTGATTGTACCTGGATTGTAGTATGCTGTTTTGCCGAAGAAATCACTAGCATTTTTGGTATCGTTGTCAATTAATTCAATGCGTGGTAATGGTTGTACGTTCATCCCCTCACTAACCATATACTCGTTTAATGACTGGATGTATCCTAATAGTAATTGACGTGAATCAGTAGGTTGTTCTGTTTCGGTTACTGTGTTTTGTGGATTAAGTATGTCTACTACTTGTTGTTTTTCAGTATCACTTAGTGCGTCTGGTAGGTAGTGTTTGAATGCTTCATAATTACCAGATACTAATGCTTGACGTGCTTTAGTACCACTAATGTCTGGGTCACCAGATAATATGATGGTTTTAAAGTTAGTGTATTTTTTACTAAGTGAATCAAATCGTTTAATATCGTTTTGGTCTGCTTCACTACGCACACCAACTACAGGGAAATAGAAGTTTTGTGGATTTTCGCCAATTATTTTATGTATGTCTAGAATTGGTGAATTTGCTTCAGATATATGAATGGTAACGTTTGATGGTAAATGGTTTTTGTATATTTCCCATATCGCTAAACTTTGTTCAGCCGTAATACCATCGCGTACTTTATGCCCAATTAGTACAATCACCTCGTTTATTTCGCTACGTTTAGCCATTTCGTTTACAAGGTAAAAATGACCTGATGTAGGTGGCTTGTATCCACCCGGAACCAACGCAACTGATGTCATTTGCGATTCGGTAAATGGTTGAGTGATTGATTGTACTAGTTGGTTCATGCGAGGAATGTATTTATTTTTTGTTTGGCACTGTCTAATGTGTCGAATTTTGGTAACGTTTTTACCATTTGCTCTACATCACGATTTAATTGTGCTTTGTCTGCGTCTGATTTTGCTTGCTCTTCAGGTGTTTTCGGTTTACCTGTTGCGGTTTGAGCAAGTAAATATGGTTTTAATAATGCGCTAGAGAACGATTTGTTTACATCGTTCGGGTCGTTGTTTATTAATATAAAGTTATCGCCGAATTCGCGCGCGTATGTGTCTATATTGCTATTTACATCACGCCATGTTCTTAATACAATTCCAGGCATTAAACTACGGTCACGTTCTGAGTTGCGCTGTAGTGAAGTTAACGGTGAAACATAAATCATTAACATTAATGTTGTGTACCCCAGTGCCTCGAGTTCCTGCTTTTTTTTCAGTACTGGGTTTGATGCTGCTCCTGTTCCGTCAATTACTATGTCTTGCATGTTTTGTATGGATTGGGATAGTTTGTCTTGGGTAACTTTACGTGCCTGTGCTTGCATTTTAGATGCTTGCGATAGTTGGTCAGGTGTGAAGTCTTTTTGCTTCATACCCAACCCACTAGCTTTTAGCATTTCCTCATATGTGTCATCCGAATTAATTACAGTCAATGATTGTGGTATTAATTGTTTAGACATATACGATTTACCACTACCCGCAGGCCCAGCTAGAAATATAGCATGGGGGGTATTTTGTATTTCCTTAAGTAATTGTATAAGACTAATCATGGTTATACATATTACAATTTACGTTTAACTGTTGTTTTAAATTCGGTAAATGCCGGTTTATGTGTTGGGTTTTCAATGTCAAATATGCGTTTTACATTTTTGAATATGTCGATATTTTCCTCAAATGTGCGTGTTGATTCAACTATTTCCCAACCTTTACCCTGCAATTTGTCCGGGTTTGGTTTGCGCTTACTGGATTTTAACCATAATATACCGCAACGATCTATTGGTTTTTCGAAGCATTCAGTATAGCATTGCGCATATACGGCTGTTTGTAAATCGTATGTGGTGTGTAAGTGGTTGGATGTTTTTAAATCTAGCACCCAACGTTCACCATTCAATTCGATAATTAAATCGCATGTACCTGCTACTCTTAATTCGTCTGAAAATAAATGTACTTCGGCCTCAATTAGTGTTGGTTTATGTGTTTCCCAAAAATCAACAAATCTTAATAACATTTGCCATACATCTGGACTGCATAATGGTTGTCCAGTAGGTGAAAGGAAATGTAGCTCTTCACCATTTAAGTATGCTTCGGCCATTTCGTGTACTTGCGTACCTTCTTCTGCTGCTTTTTTAACTATATGTTCAGATGCAAATCCAACTTGTTTCAGCCATTTTTCGAAGTGTGGACCTTTGGGATATGAATTCAATACATAAGTGATACTCGGGTAGTAACTACCGTTACGGCGGTAATAACGAGAATCGGGTAACGTGATTTGTTGGGCATCATCAGATATTTCCAAAATGCGATTATACGATCGTTTAATTTTACTCATATGAGTTGTAGTTTACGTTCCATTAGTCTATATTGAGTTAATGGTTGTGTGGTTTGTATTAATTTGGTAAATACCTCAAATCCGAGTTCAGATGGGTCTTTCCCACTTAATTCGACCAAATATACTTCTTTGCCTATATTGAGTAGTTCTTCGCAGAACTCAATTGCCTTCTTAATTGCGTCGTTGTCTAGTGCAATATACACTTTTTGTACGCGGGACTCAACTAACTTTTTCATTAGTTGTGGTTGTATGTTTTTACCAAGTAATGGTACTACGTTGCGTTTAATAGCAATAGCATCAAATGGACCCTCACACAAAATGATGGGTAAGTCCCAGTTGATGAACATTTCAAATGCTATTATGTCACGCGATACCATTGGATTACGGTATTTGACGTATGGTTCATGCTCAAATGATCGTGCGGTAAAATAATTAAGTTTACCATTACTGTCGTATGATGGTATGATTACCATATTGTTATATAAACCACCTTCACAATATCCAATACCGTATTTAAGTATGTCCTGTGGAGTTAAACCACGAGATTTTAAATAATGGTATGCGTGTTTTGCTACGCGGGATTTATTGTCGATGAATGATTTATATTCTTTAGGTAACTCAAGGAATATGGATGGGGTGGTTGATGAATGCTCAGAATACGTTGATTTAACGTGTTTCTTTAGTTCAATCATATGCTCCGGTGAAACGCCTACTTGCTTAAATAAACTGCGCACCGTTTGACCTTTAACACCACATGCCCAACATGCCCATCTGTGTTTACCGTCTGCGTTTTCGAGTAATTGTATTTCTAGTTTCGGTTTAGGATGGTTACATAACGGGCAATGATATGCAATGTTGCCTCGCGATGTACGTTTACCTTGACCTAGTACCGAATTTACTAAATTAACTAATAACTCATTTACCATAATGTTAAATATACGAAATGGATATGGCTAGGCAAAGTCTTTTGAGTAGAACTTGGCAAGGATATTGGTGTTTAGCCAGTCGCTGGATTCTAGTACCTCGTATATGAATTGGTATTTGGTTTCGTAGTACGTGAGTAGTTTTTTGTTTGGTACGAGGTGAATTATTTCGCGTGTGAATTCGTCGTGTTGCTTGTTTTTGATTGAGAGTTTGATGGAGTCTGCGGAGCCATAATATGTTTTCCAATCCGATTCCTTGGTTACTAGTTTAGTGGTTTTAGCACGGCCACGGGTTACGGGTTGCTCGGCTAGTTCCTTTTTGCCTAGTTTTTGGTTGGTGGAGTGATATAGTGATTTTTTACCTAAATATCGCTTACCAGTTGGGATGTGTGTTGTGATATAAATGAATCCGAATGTACCTTCAGGTATGTCTTCGATTGTGTTGATGGGAGTGTTGTTGTATAACCACATATAAATGTTTAGTTATACATATTAAAACATATCCAGATTAATGATGATGTTTGTATCCGTTATGCTAGATACAGGTAAAGGTTGTGCTAATTTGGCTACCGCTATTAATTCTTTGTCGTTATTGTACAGTCCAACTGTAGTAATATATGGGTTGAAATATGAACCCGTAGCAAAATCAGATACTATACCGCTGTTTAAGCTACCCGAAATTAATGATGGATTTTGTGAAAATGTAAATTCATTTTGACGTATTGTACATTTGAATTGAGTTTCATATATAGTTGTATGACTCTGGAATGTAATGGTAATTGGTGAGTTGATGAAGTCTAGGATGGTTGGTGGGTTGGATGTGCCGTAACTAGCTGTACCATATGAACCTAAACCATATCCACCCATGTCTGGTGATACATCTAAGGTGAAGATGATGATACCGTGTTCGTAGATGACATCTCCCATTTTAAATCCATTGTACAATAAATTACCATTACCGTCATCGGATACGGAACCGTTGATACCGGTTATGGTGAGTGTATTTGGTTCAATGTATTCACCAAATAAATTTGAAGGGATTGATATTATGCCAACTTCGTCGTTGTAGTTTTGCGGGAAATAACGATTAGCTGGGAGTGTTGAACCTAAATAATTATAGTAGTTTGGTGTGTATTGTTCACCAGTTATGGTGCCGTCAGTGTTGAATGAAGCCGTAGCTACAGGGGAACCATTTACTCCGTTTAAGTAGTTAGAATAATATAGTTCTTGTACTGAGCGATATATCAAGTATTGGTCTTGTGGGTATAAATGCCCAGTTAAAATTGATGATGATGTATTTTTACCTATATAACGATCAATGCCAGAGTCGGGTAACACAACATCCCCACTAAATGTAAATGTTTTGTTTACATTAAATGGGGAGACAATTACGTCAGATGTGGTAAATGGTTTAAATATGCTCATTAATACGAAAGTTTAACTCGCAATAGTGATTCTTTGGTGAAATCTTTCAATAGTGGTTTGGATAATTTAGCTACGGCCAATAACTCATTTGAATCGTTGTACAATCCTACAGTAGTAACATATACTTGTGGGTGGTTAATGAAATTGCTATATATAACTTCACCGGTAGATCCTGAAATGAAACTGCTATTTGCTGAATAATTGAATTCACCATTTCTAGCACGCACGAACACATAGTCAGAGGTGATTGTTTCTTCAGAGTTAAGTTTAAATGGGCCTAATGCGCCAAATAATATTTTATTATTATTATCGTATGCGTTACTTGATTGACTAGGAACAATACCAATTGTTTTTAATGCTTCAGTATTGAACATAATAGTACCCAAATCAGGGAATACTAATCCGTATGAACCGGATGAAGGTGTATATCCACCATCTGTACTACCTGAGTATGCAGTACCGTTTGATCCGGATATTAATTGGAATACTCGAGTAGATCCTAAATATTGTGTAGTTAGTGTGTCTCTAGAGTTATCAGTTAATGTGATGTCTTGCCCAGCAGATCCAGTTAGGTGTAGTGTAAGTGAGCCAGGGAATAATGCTTCTTTATATCGTGCACGGTCAACTGATATAGCCCAAAATTTTGAACTAGTTACAGCATTGTTACCAACACCAAATACAAACCCAGAATTTTCATCTTCTAATACTAATGAACGGTATTGACCATATATTGCTGAAGTTGGTGAGTTATGAGATACAATGTTATTGTACAATAAACTACCACTACCAGCAGCATCACCATATGCAATACTGAATTGTGGTTCACCTATGATATTAGGATCATGATACACAGTCATGTAGTATGAGTTTGGGGTGGTTGTATTTCCCGAAACTTGGGATGATGAGTAAAATGGGTATAGTGTAGGGTAACCGGTTGACCATACGGGACCAGTAATTGAATCGCTACTTACTAAGAAGTCTTCAGGGTCAAGTCTTTTAAATGCCATGTTTTATACTGTTTTTTTAATTGTAATTGGAATTGTTACACGAGCACCACTGTCTAAACCAACAACGGTTAATGTACCTGTTAATTGTGTATTTGTACCGAATAATGTATTTACAGTAGTTGCACGTAAGTTGATTTGTGTACCTATTACTGTTTTAGATACATTTGTACCTAATGTTACGGTTGCTGATGCGTTTTGTGTATTTGCTGCATCTGTATTAATACCAACACCATTATATGTGTTCATTAAACGTACATCTGAAATTGTAGCTGAATATCCACTAGTTTCATATGTTTGGTTGTTTCCTAAATAATTTAATGTTTGTGGAGTGATTGATAATGATGCACCTTGCTGTAATGATATAGCTGAATATCCCATATCAAGTACAGGCATTTTAGCTGTGCCACGAGGTAGTGTTGCTAGTTTGTATTTCATGATTTGTGTTTCAATTGGGAATGCCTCAAGTAATGGCATGCTTTCAATGGATTCACCATAAAATGCAGAACCAGATGGGTGGGTTGGGTTATACAAAGTATAATCGATTTCGTCATCTGCTAATGCGAATTGGGTAATACGGAATGAACCGTCGTTTTTTGCTAGTGCTTCTCTACCTTTACGGGTAAGGATTGCATCTATGGTAAGGGTAGTCGGGTCTAAATATCCCATATGATATGTGTTTTAGTTTATAATTATATATTATACGAATAAATATTACTATAGCAAACCTTTTTGCGTAAGATCCACGATAAATGCGTCAATATCTTTGTCTAGTTCGGGAACTACGAATTCAGGTTTGATAATGTATGGAGCTGATGTGTTGTTTGGTCGGAAACCTTCAATTATCATTTGACTAGCATCATCTACATAGCGAATGAGTGAATAATGATTAACGTTAAGTGTGGATGGTATAGGTCCATTTAGATGCACCATAACGGAACCCGTACCCGCTACTGATTGGGTGGTTACATAGTCAACCATAAATGTATTTCTTTCATCACCTTCAAATCTAAATACATCACCACGTTTTACCCCCCATTCTGTTAATACCGGATCATATCCTGAATTGGCTATGTCCTTCATATACCACGTTGGTGTATTCAGGTTGGTTTTATATGTATCAACCAGGAATGATTGTGTGGTGTATATAGCTGGGAATCCGTAAGATGCGGATGTCCAAATATTGGATGGGATTTGGACTGCGGGTTGATCTTCAGGTAATGGGTATTGGGTTATGTTAATACTAAATTGGGTCATGTAACTATTGGGGTTAGTCCACCCTCCTATGTTATCTTCAGAAGACCTAGCGGCAGACCTAATGGATAAAGTAGCACCAACATTATTTATTATGAAATCTGAAGATATACTATAAGTATATGGTATTAATATAAAAGGTGGGTAATTAACGTCATCAGGCCATGTTACTATATATTCAGTTGCTCCAAATTGGGCCCCATCTTTAAAAAGTGTTACTTTAAATCCAGTTTCAGCATTAGAATCGCTGGTGACAAAATCTCCAAATCTAACATACCCCGATATATTTAATGAAATACTATCATTTGCCATTTGTTGAGTAATGGTTAATGAATTATATGATGCGGGGGCATCATGATATGTAGTCCCGGAATCTGGGATATTAACATATTCAAATAAATCTGTGGTAGGTCCTGATGTCTCTGGAGTGGTGATATTAAATGTATAATCACCAACAGCCTGAGCTACTAAATTTTGTATTTCAATATTTTCTACCCATTGTGGTGGTTTAGAACCAGATTGATTATATAGTATAGGTTCAATTCTAGATGCACCTCGAATTATTTTTCGGTATGATTTATTATTATTCGAACCAATACTAGTAACATCGTTAATACCTTCATTACGTGAACTAATAAACACATTTTCATCGGTGATGAATGTACCTTGGTTGTTTTGCAGTGAGTTAGGTGTTGAGTTAGGTACACTAACTGTACCATCTGCATTAATTAGATATTTGATGTGGATTTTAGATGCATCCTCATGTTCCGGGGATAAACTTGAAATTGAATCACAATATGCAACGGAATTTTTTAATAATTTTATGGTTGGTACTTTACCAATTGTACCAACATCCCCAGGTGTCCATTCGTTTATTTTTTGGGATGTAGATTTAGAACCATCATATCGCGGTATTGTATATGCTTGGGATGGAAAATATGATGGTACGGCTAAATCCGTTTCACTAGCTGATTTGCTAGATGAATTGGATATGATCAAATCAAAATTTGATGTAGTTATTGAATTAGTATCAATGTATTTTGGGTTGAATAAATTATCCGACGCATTGTTTAATAACGGATCTCCATCGGTAGCAGGGTCGGATAAACTTTGTGTGGTTACAATCATCGCTAAACCGTTCAATTCACCGTTGTACAATTCATCTTGTGTGGAATGTGTCTTGATTACGGAACCAGATAACGTTGTTATTACTTCGTCAAATGACTGTGAAGGTAATGTTGCTTGGTTAAGCATTCCGCCTGTACCACCATCAGCTCCAACCAATGGTCCGTCTTCGTAGTTGTTCCATTGTGGTTTCACGCTACCAGATATTTCTAGTAGTGTGTGAGTCATTTGTGGTTGTGCGTATCTATTTCGCTCAAGTAAATGTTGTTTTACAACAATACCGGATGCTAAACTAGTACGTGCAGGTACAAAGTCACGGATCATTTTGAATAACGAATTGTCGAAGAATTTGATTAGTCGAATGAAATCGTTTAATTTGTAGCTGTTAATGTATTTTGCGAAATAATCATTACGTAACGTATCTAGTGAGGGGTATGTTCGGTTTGGTGATTGGCGGAAACTTGGGTCACCAATATATTCGCCAATATTGAAATTACCTAGTTGAGATACTATATCGTCGTTTAATTCGTTTTGTGGTGAGAATGCAACCTCCAAATAATTTATATTTGGTGTGTAGCTAGAGCTAGCGTGGGTTTGTTGCATTAAATTCATGAATGGCGACAACGTATTACCAGATGGAAGTACGTTGTTTTCCACGCGTATTTTATCCGATATCGCGTTTTTAATACCAATTACGGGTTGGTTAAAGTAGAAATATTCGGTGTTTGGTACGAAATGGGGTGTAGAGTCGAAATAAAAATTGCTATGGTTAGCAAATGAATGTGTTGTTTCCCAATTACCCGTTACTTTAGGGTGAATTGATGATGTTAACATATATAATTCACCACCTATAGGTGCTCTAAATGCAAGTGTATCTGGTGATTCGTTTATAGTATTACCCTCAATTGAATACGGGTTCATAGTATAATTAGCGAATGCTTCGTCATTTACCACATCCGAATAGTATCGGATTTCTTGGTATGAACCAGTAAATGGTGAATATGTTGCTGCTAACGATCCTGTACCATCATATATGCCAACATCATATACGATAACATCGTATCCACTAGGTCCAGTGGTTGAGAATGAGGATGGGAAGTATGATGTGTTGGTATTTACCCACTCGTATTCGTTTGTGTTTATGGATGATGAAGCTGAAAAACCTATAGTGTCTGTATTATTACCACCACCCAGTAGTTTATTTTGTGAGTGTAATTCAAATTGACTACCAGTTCTAGTTACCATTACTGACCACCATTCACTATCGAAGAATGGTAAATATACACTAGCGGTTGCTGTATTGTTATGTACGTCTGGGTATAATGTTAATGTAGCATATTGGTGATATGGGTCAATGATTGAACCACTGTAAGATGCAGATGCATATGCAGATCCAGTATATGTTAATGTAAGTGCAGAACCACCATCACCATACCATAAACTTTGT